TTCTTCAGCCATGATTTGCTCCCACTCTGCACGTTCTTCCTGCGCTCCGTGGAGCGTCGTCACGTTGAGCAAGACTTCCCCTGTATTGATGATGCGGTAGTAAGGTGCTTTGGCTTTTTCGAGTTTCTTCTCGGCACCTTGGAAATTTAAGTTGGTGATGTCAGGTTGCCCCGAGTTGCGGAGTTCGTCTTCGTCGTAAGGTGGCTCACCATCGACTAATGCCTGCGCCAATGCACGGTTAAACGCATTGATGCGGTCGTCTTCACGGAACCGGGCATGTATATTTCGCAGTTTCGACGGGTCGGTGAGCCTCTCCTGTGGTAACGACCCTGTTGCCTTTGGCACTGCCAAGTCAAGTTCGTCAAAGTCTTTGGTCAGTGGATTAGGGTCGTTCATTTCAACAGGTTGGTTAGGCTCTCAGTGGCTTCTGGCACGTTCTTCACATTCATTTCCGCTGCAAGAAAGTTACGCCAATGCGTATTGTTTGGCAGGAACTCTCTCAGGGTAGATGTATTGACGTAGTGCATGTTCAGGATGATCGGCCCGACGGGTAACCCGTTGACGAAGTTACCAAAAACCTCGGGCGCACCGCTACGAAAGTAGTTTGCTTGTAAATTGTCAAGCCAAAACTGCGATGCTGGGCGATAAGTGGGGTCGAAGTAGATCATCGGGAACTTCGGGTCGCCTGATTTCTGGTATGCCTTGCACGCAGCGTTGAAAAACCGATTGGCCAGTGTGTGGGGTGTCGTCGGACGATCTTCTAGGGTAATTTTTACATGTTTTCCATAAAAATCAACGAGGGATTCCGCGAATGTGTAAGCCTCCTCGTCGTTTGACTGTAATGCGATAGTCGCCAAGGTGTGATGTTGATTCATTCCTGCTTTGGCGATGGCAGCGGAGAGACTGCCATAGTCGTAGGCGGGGCTTTGGATGATGGGGATGACGCAAAACATAGCTACTTTATTGTTCTTTCTGAAAATTCCTTGGTTTCGATAATCGTCTTGCCCGTTCACGAAATACTTTCCACGCGCTGCCCCCGTGTGCGCTCTCCAAGTCGCGCATTGCCCTGATCTTCGTTCCTTCCAATGGCTCCAGACCGTGTTTGTCGCGGCAGAAATCAACTAACCCCAGAAAGCTGTCTGATTGGTCAGGCGATGACCCCTCACGGTCTTTATACGTCCGTTTGTTCTCAACGCAAATCTTATTCGCGTCACCGCCTCGGTCTTTCGCATGTTGGCGTGAACATAGCTCTTTTGCTAGGTCATCGCTGATTCCTTTGATCTGGTGTGACCGCAGTAGTGGGTGTGCGCCATACCAAACCTCTGTGGACTTATTCACAAACTTCTCACATGCCAGAACGGGGCGACCTGCTGGGGTCTTCTCTCCCGGCACAGGACGGCGGGACGCATTGCCACCAAACGTGATGCCTGTGACCATTGGCGACCACATGACGCTTACGATGTCCCCAAAGGGGATACCACCGCCTGAGCGGTCGTATGCTGCGCAGTGGGGTTTTACGCCTCTCGTCTCGCACTCGGTCTTCCATCCTTTCACGATCTGGAAATTGACAGGCACGGTGTTATTCGATGGGTCGGTTTTGATCGGCACATCATCAATAAGCTGCAATACTTTCTTGCCCTCGAAGTCGATGCCGAGGAGTCCGAACGTAGCCCATGCCAAGTCACCGCCTGCGGTGAATGCAGGGTCAAGGAACGACACTGGTGTTGGTGGTATGAATCCCCACACTACCTCGGTATCCTTCGCTCCTGACATCTCGATGTCGGCAGGGGAATACACGCCTGTCTCCTCACCGTTGAGGCACCACGCCCCGAGAACCATTCGGTGATAGAAAAGTGAGTTACGTCCATAACGTCTTTCCATCTCCTGAATGTCCACTTTACGCAGCATCCACGAGTAGCGTTCGTTCTCCTCCACGATCCGTGGGTTGTTCTCCGCATTGAATCGGATGCACGTTCCGCCTGTGGCAGTCTCCCACTCATCATCGTTGAGGAGATCGACTTTATCCCATCCGCCTCGGGGTTTTGAGAATAATCCGAAGGTGTCATAGACGAGGTTCGGGTTCCCGAGGCAAATGATTTGGAAGTGACCGACGTTACCCGGCTTTAAGTTCGTATTCACCGCATTAAGAATCGACTCCGATACGCCTGTTGCTTCGTCAATGATCAGTATGAGGCGACCAATGCGGTCTTGCGATAAGTTGTGCAGTCGTGGAATTAAATCCCGTAGTGATTCTTCGTCAAAGTATTTCTTCAGGTCGGCATACTCAGGACGTGCTGACAGAGCTTCGTAGGTGTCTTCGGGTTCCCCTGTCCGTGGTGCTTTAATACCGATGATCTTGTCGAGTGCGGCTTTCTCGTTAGACTGGTCGGCAGCTAACAGATAGATGCCTGACGATGTGCCATAACTGTCGCCGCGATAGTTGAGTCCGCGAATTTCGTTCGATGACCAGAGAGCTTTGCCCGGTAGTCCGTTGACTGACTCCCAGTATTCTCGAAGTGTTTTCCAAACCCGCTTCTTCGCACCTTGGATGGTCGTTGACATCATCATGACCAGTGTGTGCGTTGGGTCGATAGAATAGCGCACTACGCCGTAGAGGGCAGCGGGGTCACTCTTCCCGGCAGAATTGTGATGGATTGCCCCCTCCGCAAAATAGTGGTGTTCTACTGGGACATTCAGGTCGTAGAAATCGTGAACCCCGATATTTTCTATTGACACCACCTGCGCATGTGATACCTCTAATTCCCATGAAGCCTCACGACCGCGAAAAACGTAATGCCCATCTTGTTCAACTTTTTCGGGAGCTTGGCAGCACCCGTCTTGTGGTTGACCAGACGGGGGTAAACATGAAGACTCTTCACTACATCTTACACAACGCCGGGATTCCGACCCCTCGCGTTGGGCGGCGTCACAACCCTTATGCTGCGTGTGACCAAAATGCCGAGCTAGTTTTGAAAATGAACGCCGAAGGATGCTCGTTAGATGAGATGGCTGAAGCAATCGGAACTTTGGGGCGAGAGGTGAAGAAGTTCCTTCGTCGGAATGGTATAGACCGTGTTTTCTCGAAAGCGACATGCGGGGAGAAACACTACATGTGGAAAGGTCGGTCGATAGACAAAGATGGCTATGTCCTGATTCATGTGAAAGGACACCCAAACGCACGGAAGCACTCAAATTGGATATTTGAACACCGCCTTGTGATGGAAGAAGTTCTTGGGCGTTATCTCTTGCCGACTGAAGTTGTTCACCACAAAGACGGAAATAAGCAGAACAACGATCCGTCGAACCTTCAACTTTTTCAGAGCAACGGTGAGCATCTGGAAGTTGACCTGTGTGGTCGTCGTCCGAATTGGTCGGAAGATGGTTTCGCTCGTATTTGTGAATCAAATCGCCGCAACGGACTTCGGAAGCGAAAGACCACCCCGCAGGAGTAAGTAGGATGTGCTTCGCCGTGCATTCAAAGGACGAGCCGTTGTCAAGCGTGTAGCGGTAAAGGGTTTCCTCTCCTTTCAGGTAAGGAACATCAGCTTGCCGTGGGCCATGTAGCGTTTGAACCCATGGGCGGACTCCTTGGCCACACAAGTCTTTGATGGTGTGTTCTCTCCCAGTTAGCGGGTCAAGCAGTCGAGTGTCGCCTGACACGCACGAACAACCCGCAATCGAAAGCTCATTGCACTCCAACATTTTACGAAACATTCGGTTCGCCCACGGGTTCCAGACGCACCGCTTCATACTCCCACTGTCGGGGTTATTCCACAGCAGATCGACATAGTTTTTGAAATGCCCGAAGCTCCCAAGTCCGCCTTCATGCTCTGCGTGTTCAATCCTTATGCACAGTGCCTCAATCGCCACTTGGTCGGACAGTAAATTACCAGACAACCCGAGTGCCTCTTCATCGAAGCCGAGTTTGCGGAGTCCGTACCAGTTTAATTTAGTTGGGGTCATCCTCTTATCTTTTTAAGTTTCTCGATCTTCCGTTGGATATACCACGCCGCTTTCTCCAAGTCCTGAATGGGACTACCTTTATGCTCATGCCGATAAAGATACTTCATGGCGTTCCCTGTTAGGAA